CTAGGACACTACCCTTTCACGGTAGATACAGGGGTTCAAATCCCCTTGGGGACGCCAATTTATTAAAGAAGCCATTTTCGACAATGTTGAAAATGGTTTTTTTATTTCGTATCGCACACTTACTCCTTCCATCACTGGGTTCTGACATAGCCTTTTTACGAAATTCGCCCGTTCTTCGGTACTCTGGGAGAAGTAGAGCGATTTCGCGTCCTTACATAGTTCTAACGTAGATAGTGCAGTTTCTCGATAAGAGCCCTTCATTTGGTCCTCCACGCTGTAAATCTGGTTCGTCAGCGTTTTTCTTTCCTCCCGAAAACGCGCCACCTGGCGCTTGAAACCTTCTGCATCAAGCACACCTGCGGTCATGTTTTCGTAAGCCTTGTCCTCGCTCATTTCGAGCGCCTTAATTCGGTCTTTGAGGTCTGCGATTTTCCGCGCGCCACTCGAAACAACTTTCTTATGCGAAGTGTTCAACTCCTCCGCGATCTGCTTCGCAAGTTTGGGCGTAATATTTATCGCCTCGATAACGCGCTCCAATTGCTCCCAGAGCTGCGCTTCTGAAAGGTTCAAGCCTCGCATGGTCGGATGGAACTTCTTGCGATTGGTGCAGTGGTAATAGTGAAAGTGGGTCACTTTACCGGCGCGCGTGACCTTCTTTTTCGGTTCATAAATAATCTGGCATCCGCACTCGGCGCACCTCATCCAACCCCCGCCAAAGTGTCCATTTTCGGGAGTGTATTCGCGCCGCACGTTCTTGATTCCGCGCAAAGTTGCGATAGCCGCTAAGTGAGTTTTTCGGGGGATAATCAGTTCGTGCTTGCCTTTGTATTCCACCCCCTGCCAGTGAAAGGTTCCACCGTAGAAAGGGTTTTTGATCCGTCTTTCAATTGCGGAAACGTGGTAGTGCTTTGCATCCTCCGGCTCGATTAGCCTCGGAGCGTGGTCCAATATTTTTTGGCGAATGTCCTCGTAAGAAAAGCCCTTCGCTCTGTAGTCGAACTCCAATTGCGCTTGAATGACTTTTTTCTTATCAGGATCAGGCACGACGATCGCGCCACGCTTGCGCTCCTTACCATCCTCATCGAGCAATTTTCTGAGAGCATATCCCAGCGGAACGTGGTTACTAGGGAACCATCCACGCTCAGCCTTGTCCCTCATGGCGTCGTTGACTTTCACGCTGATAGTTCGACTAAGCTGCTTGTCTCGCCACGCTTCGATTTCTCGTGTGCTAAAGTCGGATGGAGCGCTCCATTTGTGAAGCTGCCTTCTGTCTCGAACGTAGTGAACGACGATCTGATCGCTTCGGATCAACTTCTCCATCTTTTCAAGGTCTGTGAAATTCCTGACCTCACGGTCGGTCATGTAATAGAGAAGGTGGCGAACTTTGTTTTTCAAAGCCCACTTAATTGCGCCGTGGAATTTTTTTCGGAAATCAGAATCCTTTGCGGACTCAATGATATTTTCTATTTTTACGACGTCGATTCCGATTTCTTCGCAATATTTTTTGATTTCTTTTTCTTGCACTAACGCGGAGGAATTGTCTTCTTGTCCGTACCAGCTCCGTCTTATGAGTGCGAGCCCGCGTCGGTCATTGCCTATCCACTTTTCTTGATCGTACATCATCGGCCCCCTCGGTTTCCGGGTTGCCTAGATTCTCGGGTGTATGGGTAGCCCACGCGCTCATAGTATTCGCGCGCGAGTCGTCGCTCATCGCTGCCGTTGCTTTGATAACCGTCATTCGGTCGAGGCATTCGCCCCTGGGCAGGAGCGGGAAATTTCCAATTTTGAATTTCAGCAAGATCGGCAATAAATCCGCGCAAAACTGTCTTTGGGTTCACGTTGTCGTACTTGCATAGTTCAACGAACTCTTGGGGAAGATCAATGTTCAAGCGCATGCGCCGTCCTTTCTGTTTCTAATGTTTCGTCTGGCTCGGTTTCCATGAGGCGCGCGTTCCTTTGGTCGCGCCATCTTCGTAAGATCGTAAAAACCTCAACCAGTTCATCAAACTCCTCGGGAGTCAGTGTTACCTCGTCCACACGAGACCTCTTTTTCCTTCACAGGTTTCGCGCGCAAAACGCGACACCTGGACGATGGCTCAATGCTTATCGTCGCTCGTCTCCCGACTTTCATTCGGGTGAGCTTCCAGAAAAATCCGGGCACTCGTATGGCAGCCACACATGCGGCTCCAAAACTTTTCAATACTCGTTCGCAAATCCGATCATCAGTACGCGATTTCCGTCTTCCTTGAAGTATTGGTAATCGTCGTCGTAGTAATCGAATTTAAAAAAATAGCGTTCTCCATCAACTTCAAAAAAAGCGAAGTCGTTTTCACCATGCGGGTTATTGTCCCGCGTGAAATCTTTGAAATTCCTTACCGCCGAAAGTACGTCGTCCTTGTTAGGGGCTTCGCTTACCGCTTTCGTCATCACCAATCGGCAACCGATGAAAGTGGAGCGCATTAGATCGTTTTTTCGCGCGATCTCCTTGCTACTCATTCCGGCTCCGTCACGTCAGTTCCATTCGCCAGAAATGCCTCTGCCTTTTCAGCAAATGCAGTAAGTGCTTCACTCGCGTCATCTTGCTCACGAATCCAAGAGACAAAAGACGAGAGCTCTTCCATGGAAATATCCTTCAGCTTTTTCCCCTTAAATTTCTTTCCAACCTGACAAACATATTCGCCGAGGTCTTCCTTTGGAGGGGCTGGCTCCGGTGGCACGTCGGTAAACTCTGCGTCCTGAACCTCGGAATCTGAAGCTTTCGGCGCTGTCCGCGCGTTCAAACTATTCGCCTTTGATGGCGTTGTTTCGCGTGCGGCCTGGGCCATTTCTTCGTCAGTTCTTAGTGCAGAAAGCTCGGCTGGAAACGCTTTGCGGAGAGCAAGAGCTTCAGCGCACTTTGCGAGTTGTCCGTGTGGCATTTTCCGCCACATCCACGCTTCTTTTGAACTATCGCCGGGATAATATTCATCCCACCGTGCAGATGCCGTGAACGGCACACGAACTCCATGCACCATCTTGTAGACGGTGACGGTCGCCTTTGCGGGACGCTTCTTTTGAGCATCGCCGACGTTATACTCAAAAACGGCTTCGTCGCTTCCAGCGTATTTTCCGGTTCTCTCGGCCTCAAGTCGGAATCCATCAATTCCAACTTGAGGAGTGACACTATAAGTTCCATCCGTATTTTTCCGTTTCACGAAATGGATCTGATTCAGAATCGGATTCAAGCGAAGATGCGAACAAACACTTCTGGCGTAGTTGATTTCCTGAAGCGTAAAGTTCTTGAATTTTGAGTTCTTCAATACCTCCAAGTCACCAGAAGAAAGAAGCTCGCGCGTTTGAATTACTGCTACTTCACTCATAAAATTTTCTCCTTAAAAAGCGGACGCTGCTGCCCAATTCGGAAGGCTTAGGTCAACAAACCCAGGCCAGATGCCGGTTTTCTCGCACTCGGCGATTCTCTGAAGATTCGCCTTGTAAATTCGGCGACCTTCCTCGATCGCGTCGTCCGTCAAGACGCCGAGAACCACGTTGAAGCCGTAACCTTTTTCGATGAACACATTCACGAAAGGTCCGACGTCATGACCCAGCACTGTACGGATGCCGTCGAGGTAGAACGCCGCTTGAACGTGATAGCGAAATTCCGCTACTGACTTTTTTAGTTCGTAGGGATCGCAACCGCGCGTGGTTTTCCAATCAATAATAAGGTGCTCTGGCAATCCGGGAGGGGCTTCGAGTAAGCGCTTGTCGGGGCGGCATTTGCAAATGACGCCCGTATCAGGGTCGCGCCATACAAAGGTTTCTTCGACCTTTCCGCGTGCCTGCAAAAGCGCATTTGCATCGGGGTGAGCTTTCACGGCTAAAAGCATATTTTCCAAGACGTCCCACTCTTTAGGGTCGAGGATTAACTTGTCTTTGCTTTCTTCCTCAAATTTGGCGTGAGCTGCTTTGCCTGCGACTGTTCGTCTGTCATCGCTGGGCGGAACGGCAACGAGCTTGAGATATTCGTTCTGGGCATCGTGAAATTCCATGCGCGCGTGAAACGCTTTGCCGAACAGAAGAGCATCAGACTCCACCTTCGGGCCTTTTCGCTTCAGGATCAGATTTGATGGGCTTGTCGAAACAGCATCAACATCCGAGCGTGAATACGCGTAGTTCATTTCATTGTGGTAGGTCTCCGAGGGAATACCCTCAAAACGACCGAGTTCGATTTTCATGGGACAACTCCTTTCCGCTTTCGCGGTTCTTTGTGATGCGAACAACGTCTTTACATTGCTCGACGTTGAACATGCCGATATGGCAACTTTTGAAATCCAAATTCATTTGTTCCGCGAGCCACGCGTAAGCGTCCCGGCGTTTCATTCGCCCTGACTTCCACAGCGGATCAAAGTTGGAGTGTGCTAGTTGTTTCCATGTGCGGAGTTCTTCATTAGCGAGACGTCCGAGGGGGACATGGCGGGCGCTGTTCTTGTGACAGCCGACGTAAGCGCTGCAAGGTTCACAGTGCCAGAAGCGAAGGTGCCTTAGATCCTGGCGATGGGGATAGATCAAGGAACCAGAAACGAGGCGTGCGGGTTTGCCGCAGTAATCACAACTTACGTTCATAGCCGTTTTCTCCATCGCTGAACGCGGCGCTGAACAATGTCCTTTGAGATTTTTCGTGGAGAGACCCCGAAAATGTCGGCAGCAAGCAAAACCGAAATGTATCTACAAACGGAGGACGGCTTGAAATCCAACGGCTCGTCGTTGTCCGCGATCCAGGCGATGACCATTGGGTAGGTCATTGCGGGCTTAGGGTATTTGTTGCTCAACTTCGTCATAGGTTCCTCTTCGTCGCCATCAGGACGCAAAAATCCATCTACCCCCTGTGTTCAGGGGCACTCGCGTATTGACGGCTAAAACTAATAATTATAAATTTGACCTGATAGCTCTTACGCGGTGGAAGCTTCCTCCCGCCTTTTTAGACGGCGGAAGGCTACCCATGCTTTGTTTCGCGTGGATTCTCGCACGTGAGAGTCGTCAAAAATTTTCCTTAGAGAAGTGAGGCTGAGCTTGGACTGCTTGGAGAACTCCGTAAACGTGAGGCCCAGGCTCAGCACCCCGTCTCTAAGGGCTGCTCCGGTTTGAATGTGTGTAGTGGTGCCGTTCATAAACACCAATATACGCATTAGTTTTAAAAAGTCAATACCAATAGTTATAGAGGGTAAATGGGCAAAAACACGGAAAAAAAAGACAAAACCATCAAGGACTACGCGGCGATTTTTTCCGAAAGACTTACGGCCGTAGTGAGTAAGCTGCGTTGGAACCAAACAGAGTTTGGTCGTCGCTTGGGGCTTTCCCAGGTAATGGCGGGGCGTCTTTTGGCCGGAAAAACGAACCCCACCTTTGAGACCCTTGCGCGTATTGAGGCGGCAACAAGAGTGCCCGTGGCAACCCTTTTCGACAATGAAGCTCCTTTGCCAAAGCCGTTGGTTGAATCGAATTTGCCGGAGGATGTTCGCGCCGCCATTCAAGAAGCCGGCGCAGAGAATGCGGAACTTTTAAAGAAGATTCAGGGGCAGCTCGGTCCTGTACTCGCAAAACTCAGGGGCGACGACGAATCCGTTTCCACCACAGTCAAAGCTGCGCCACGGGACAAATTCACAAGTTTCGTAAACGAGTTTTTGCACGCCAACCTGACCGCAAATTTTTATCGTTTAATTGATGATGACGCTCCAAAGGAAACTTTGCGGACGGAGTTCTTGCGCGAACTCGTAGTCGGACTGCTCTCCGAAGGTGGGAAGCAAGCGAAGCAAACCCGCAAGGTTTTGACCGAGCTTCTCAAACTAGAAAAGGGCGATAAGGGATGAATTCGCCCATTCGCCTTACCAGTCTTTCCGAGCAACAGACGGCTTCCTCGGGAAACCTAATCGGGATTGCGTTCCCGAAATCGGCTTCTAAAGCTTATAGGGAAACTGTCGCCATCGCTCAAAAAGCTGCGTCGTATGGCGAAATTCTTCTTGGGGAAAAACTCTTTCATGCCGCTGTCTTTGGATTGGATAAGGCGCAAGCCTCCTACGCCGTGATGGTCGCGGAAGCCGTGAAGAACTGGAAAGGTACGAAGCTCTTTGCCCAGGGCCGTTTGCTTGAGCGTAACTACAACGTAGTGGAAGTGCTCAAGTGCTACCTGAATAGCCTGGAAAGCATCGACAAGAGTGCCCACTGCCATTTCGTCTATCGTGACTTGGCGTTTTACCAAATTGGAAAAGGCGTTGAGCAATACCTAGTGCCTTGCCGAATGCTCCAGGGCTTCACGCAGGAGTTAGTTCGCGACGAGATCGCAGCACCGAAGGATAGAGTTCACGCCGCAGGCGTTCGCCGCGGATCATTTTGGTGTCCACATTTTGATGCTTCTGGTTTTAAAAAAATAAAAACGAGAATTGTACCCAAGGTTTTTCCAATCGAAACTGCCGAGGCGAATGATGTTCTCTAAATTTGCACTGCTTGCTTTTTCGTTGTTAGTGCCTGCGATCGGATACTTCTATGTAGGTGCTTTAGTCGCATCTCTATTTTTGGTAGGCTACCTCGGTGGATTTTTATTGTGGCTACTCGTTCCGACAAAAGTATCGTGGCTGTGGATCCGAACTCCCTATTGGATAGCTTTTGCGATTTATCTTTTTCTGCACAAGGTTGAGGAAAACCGCATGAAGTTCTTCGAGGTTCTGGGAGAAAAAATTACTGGTATTCCAGTTCCGCCAGTAACGCCAGTTTTGATAGTTGGGCTTTTGATCTTACCTCTTGGCTCGTGGCTTCTCATTCCCACCCTCGTCAAGCGAGAGCATCCAGTAGGTTACTATCTCGCCTGGACCTACTTTACTTCGTTTGGCGTAGTAGAATTAGCCCACTTTGTTTTTCCGTTTTTAGCTGGCAGTGAGTTTGGATACTTCCCAGGTATGGCGAGTGCCACACTTCTAGTCCCCGCTGGGATATGGGGCATGTGGAGACTGTCACATCCTAAATTTGATAATAAGAACTCAGCATCATTCTGTCGGTCGAATTGATTCCAAACCAGACTTAAAGGGAATAACATTATTCGGGATAGGTGCTACTTCTACGAGCTTTCCATCCGGCAAGTAAAACTGCATCGATTCACTTACGATGGAGTTATTTCGATAAAACCCGCGCGCCCACAAATTACCGTCTGGATAGAGAACCAAAAATTTTCCGTGCATCTTTCTTCCGTACATTTCAACAAGCGCGCGCATTCGCCCCTCTTGAAAGTAGCGTCTCGAATATCGTCGGGACTCGACTTCAGAGTTCAAAAGAATATCAGCCAAAGCCAGCGCGCAAAGCTCTAAGCCAGGGTTTGGCTTCGGCGGTGCCGGAAAAATTCTGCCCAAGTTGTTTTCAAAATCCGCTCCTGTGATTTTTCCGAAGCCATAGGCGTCCTTCAGCGGGTGCCTTGCATCCAGAGCCATTCGGAATGAAACAAACTCGACACGCTTTTTCTTTCGGGTTTGAGCTTCGCGGATCTTCTCTTGCCAGCCATCGGGCTTTTCATCGTTGAGTGCAGAAATTAGGTAGCTGTCCAGTCCTTCAAGGTCTTGGATAAGCCCCATCATCTTTTGAAACGGCATTCTGAGCAGCTTTGCTTCTAGAGTGGCGTCATCGCCCCAGAGGTTACTCAAGATGCGCTCCCAAGAAGTCTTTCAACCAGTGCTGGCAATTTTCTAATTTCACCCTTCCACACATAAGCGCATTTCCTATACCTGAAGTCAGGCAGCGCTTCCTCCAAATAGGCGGTGCAGAGAACGAAAGGTATTTTTTTGGCTTCAGCAAGCGAAAGAATGTCCAAGCCAGAACCGTCGGGCATCTTCACGCCCGAAATGACGAGGCTGAAATTATCAGACTCCAGCAGATACGCCGCCTCCCTAACTGAGCTAGCATAGACGAGCCGGAATTCTTTTTTCGTTAGTACGTACCGAACAACCCAATGCCATTCTGGGTAACTATCCACGGCAAGTATGAGTGGAATGTGCTCATCGTCTACCATGCCGACCACCTAAGTGATGCGTGATTTCAGCGAGCAGTGTGGGGATCGCAGGTTTCTGAACGTAGCAACACTTGAAAGATTCCAGCTCAGGAAGATCGTCTCTAAATTGAGCCGTAAAAAGAATAAAAGGAATTTCAGTATCGCGTTCGCGAACAAACCTTAGAACTTCAGTACCGAATCCATCGCCCATATTTTGGTCACAAACAATTAGGTCTACTTGGTTCTCTGCGAAGCGAAGTTTTCCCTCAGCAACGCATGTCGCCCAAATGAGATCAAATTCGCGTTGCTGCTCTAGGGTTAGCTCGAGGAGAAAGCGCGTAGACTCATCATCTTCAATGACTAGAATTTTTGGAACATCTACAACTGTAACGCCATCAGCGAGTTTTCTCGCAGGCGCGCTCATTGGCGGCATTCCTTTGCTTGAGCGTATTGGTAGTCGTAGCACCACTGCTCAAATTTTTCGTACTCTCGTTTTGCACCGCAAATTTCGGCGAAGACTTTGGCGATCTCGGGAGTCGGAGTGCCATAAGCACCGATTCCAAGGAACCCCCCGCCGTAAGGGTTATATTCAATAATCTTGTTGATGTTGTTTTCCAAATCCAAAATCAGCTCGGGAGTGATCGGGAAAAAGCGCGAGAAACTCGGGAGGCGCTCCAGCTTTAGGATTTCGGGGTGCTCGTTAAGCCTTGCGCACAAGGTCTCAAGCGAGACCCCTTTGTACTCTCTCACGAGTTTACAAAATTGCTGGCGATAACGGCGAGGGCTCCAGAGCCAACGGTGCTCTGGCGCGCGGGGTTCCGAAAATAGCTCCCATCGAAGTTTGCGGAGAGCCGCTGAAAGCGTGCCGAAGAGGTGCTCTACTGGAACAGACGAAACTTTGAGGAGGGTCGGATTTGCTCGCGGAGCTCGGGACTTGAACTCACAAAACTGCAATAAGTTGTTCATGTCCGCTTCTCCTTTTTCGAGCTAAATCTGCATTAACCAAACCTCAATTTTGTTTACCGATCTTTTCGCGCTCAACGAAAGATCGGAGTTGCTGCCCAAGCGTCGGTAAACGAAAAAGGTACATCGTTCATCAAACTTTCGATATTCGTCTTGGGCATTTGGATGTTGTTTTTGGGCATTGTTGAAAAGGTGCCTGATGAAAAAGCGGTCAATACCCTTATGACGCATCCTCGCATCACCATTATATCCCACCTTATTTAGTTTCTTTCAAGTAGATTCATGTTTCTTTAGGTTCCTCATAGGTAAATTCAGGTAAATTAACCCCCATTACACCGTTTTAGCCCTTTTGAATTCTCGGGGATTTAGGTAGATTTAGTTAAATTATTGCAGGTTGCCCAAATTAGCTATATGCTGGCTGAACTGGAGCAAAAAGGTGCGCGGCAAGAAAACAACTCAAAACACCACAATTCTGCGGTTGCGTGAAACCCCGTTTAAAACGGCGGCCGAGATGAACGCGCACGAAGAGCGTATCAAGCGCGAGGAGTGGGAAATCATTGAACGCGCTCGCCGGCGTCGTCTCCTGCTTCAAAAGAAAGAGTACAGAGAAGTGATCGCGCCGTTCACCAATGGTTTCGGTGCTCGCTTCATTAGCGCAGATGCGGATGGTAATTTAGTCTCCAACTTGGTTCGAGCATACCTGACCGAAAAAGATGAAGTTCAAATCGACATTGACGAAAAGCTGAATACGGACGATGCCAGCAGCACAGTTACTTACCTGGTAAAATCGGTGACCGAAAGCCTCATGAACAGCTACATGGGAACCACGCTTGGCATGAAAGAGGATTTAGACTTCTCTTCAAGAATGACAATGCCAACCCCTGAGTCTCCTCAGACCACTCCTCAAAAAAAAGCGACCAAGAAGAAGTCCTAAATCGACTTTGCGCAGCTCCCGCGACGGTCATTCACAGATAGCTGTCACAGCGAGAAAATATTGGCAGAAGTCGCACTCATCAGAGTGCTTTGGAATTTCGTCGCTCTGAAGGCATTGGTGAGCTTTCAACACCGTTTCCGAAACCCACCCAGCCTTGGAAGGCAGCATCCGAGTAGATTTTCGCACGGGAAAAAATCAGGTCCGGGACTACTCCAAGTCCGAAAACCCACCGATCCTCCATCGCAAAGACACCTTCGTACTACCTTCCTATGAGCGATATGAAGAGTTCAAAAAGCTCACTGAGCAGGAAGAGGCAGCGGGTTTGCTCGGTGGCTCTGGGATCGGTTTCCGAAAGCAATGGGATGAGCTGCTGAAGAACTCGGGCTACTGTTTGGACGGCCACACGCTTCGGACTCTTTCGTCGTGAAAGACCTTTACTGCATCGTCTTAGAAACCAAAGAACCCAAAGTTACGCCTTATTTGAAAGAGGACGTGAAAGCCGATCTGAAATACTTTGGTTTGAAAAATCCAAAGCAGCTAGATGACTACGATTTCAAGGTGTTTCGCACAGAGAACGAAGCCAATGCTTGGCTGAAAAAGTACCTGCAAATTCTTCGGTCACTGAGCAATAAACGAATCTGCAAATCCCGCGATCTTCCGGCGATTCTCTATAAGCGGAGATACATGGTTCAGACTTTGATGGGCGAAAAAATGCAGACGTATAGGCACTATTCAAAAGACTGGAAGCGAGGCCAGCTTTTCAATCTCCATGACCAAGTATTTTTTCTGACGGTGCGGCTGACCTCACTGAAGAAGGTCGGCCGAGCGTCTTATTGCTATAAATTCCAGATTCCTTGAGGGTCGATCAGCTCCGGTTGAAATACTCGAAGTGCATTCCATCCTTGCGCTTGAAGTTGCCTCCCCAATAGAAGCCATGCTTCTCAAAGAGTGCGATGAGTCGCGGGTCCATTTCGGGCTTGGGGTTGCCCAGCTCGTTCCCTTTGTAGTTCAAATCAATGGCGATCGCCCACGAGTGTAAGCTCATGTTCGTGCTCGAGCCTCGGATCTTTCGGATATTGAAACAGCCGTCGAACGTCTTTACTTCGTCAGCCAGCCCCGCAAGGCAAATTTCCTCAAAGACAGCCTGGAAAACCGAAACCAGTAGCCGGTGGCAATAGAAGCCCCTGACCGTTGATCCCTTTTTCAGCGGAAACGCCTTGAGGATGGGAGCCACTTCACAAAAAGCCAAGTTAGCACCTTGCCACCCAGCCGAAAGCGGATCTCCAAAGATGGATTTCACGTCGGCATAGCTCCGAGGGCGCTTAGGCGCGCGCACGTCGTCCGTAGGCGCGTCTTTGATTTCAAGGGCATCCCAGGTCTTCGGGCCGACAATGCCGTCCTGCTTGAGCCCCTGGGCCTTCTGGAACAGGAGTACACCGCGCTTTGTGATTGGACCAAAGTCCCCGTCGATGTTCCCGCCGTAGAAGCCGAGCTCGCGCAAACGTGTTTGAAGGGCGCTTACTTCGGCACCCGAAGAACCTTCTTGAAGCTTTACTTTCGTTGCCATTTGAATACTCCTTTACGAGCGCCGACTAGGGCAGCCCTTTTGATTGGATTTGTTGATCGAGGTCAAAAACTCGGCGCTCCCAATTTGAAATGTTGTCGCCGCAGTTTCCCTTTTCCTTGCAGACCTTGATGATGAAGGCTTTGATCTTCACCCATGAGGAGATGGGCACCTGAATCATGGTCGGACGAAGATCCCACCACGTCTTTCCTTCGAGTTTGTTTTCCTCATCAATGAAAAATGATTTGTCCGAGATCGTGTTCGTGCAGAAGCCTCGGGTCATTGAAAGCTCTGTGCAGATTGGAACGTCGGGAGGGGGCGTCGCGCAGGCGCTAAGAAGCAAACTTAACCAGAGGCACAAACTTTTTGATAAGTTCACCTTCGGCCTCCTTCCGTGCGTCTTCATTTCCTGATTGCTGGATCTTCCAGTAGTTGAGAGCCGCAGCCTCAAAGTCTCGCCCTTGATCGGCGACCCTCATGTCGATGAAGAAAAAGAAAATTTGGGTTTCCGCCTTCGTCGCAACGATGGTCAGCACTTTGGAAATCACCCAATTTGTAATGGAGCTGATGAGCGGAAGTCCGAAGAATCCCGTGAGAGCTACAAGCTCGGTCATCACGGCCTTGGTTCCCAGAAGGACGAAGGCCGACTTGATCGACGCGACATACTCATCGCGGGTCATGCGTTATCTTGTTTTTTTCCACCGAGAAGCGACTGAATCACGTCGATGATCGAGACCCAAATGCTTCCAATTCCGGGAATCGCTTTGATGGAATCCAAAAGCTCGTGGAGAATGATCGCTCCTGCGCCTGCCGAAATATAGGCCAGCGCACTTGCCAGATTGAGGCTTGTTCCAAGCGAAAGTATGCCGAAGACAAGGCCGAGCACGGGCGCTGCCCAAACCTTTGCGTTTCCGAGCTTGTCCCAGGTCAATTCTCGGATCGCGCTCACTTTCAAAGTAGAGATAAGGATCGCGGAAATCCCAGCGATCTTGAGCACCCAGGGAAGCCCACCGAATTGCTTGATGAAGGTCAGCGTCTGACTGAAAAAGCCCTCAATGGTATCGACGGGCTGTGGAACGTTATCCTGAGCAAACGCGAAGACTGCGAAAAGCTTCATCGTCAGGCAAAGAGCAAGGTTTTTGAACGTGGTTTTCATGGTTCCTCCTGTGGATTGGTTAGCGACTACCTTTTGAGACCCCGGAAGCTTTCGCGCCTCCGGTGATCAAAATGTTGTAAATGGAATCAATCTTGGCGCTCTGGTCGCGGATCATTTGCTCGATTCGAGCGTTGTCGGTTTTCCGCTGAGTCACTTCGTTTTGAAGCATCTCCTTCGTGGCGTAACGATTCTCAACCGCGACGACGAAGGACGTAATTTTGCTTGCGCCAGAAAAAAAGAACGAAGAGACGCCGACCACTACAGCGATAAAAGTTTGAATTGCTGCAAAGTGCAGAGGCTTCAGCTTGATGGTGTTTGCGTCCGTTCGTTCCCGATTTGTCATCTATGACTAAATGCTAACGGTCGAAAATGAGACGCATAATGTTTCGTTTTCGACGTGTCGAACGATCAACGCGGCTACGGTTTGATCCAGCCCATTTGATAGCCAACGAACGCGGGAGCGATTTGTTTTTCTGCCATGAACGCAGCGATCGCCGTGTGTTTTCCTTGATACGGGCTGTGGCAATCATCGACGGCGATCAAACAATTGGAAGGCAGGCCGTCCCAAACCGACAAGAGCTCTCCGAGGTGATGTTGAGCGGAGACCTGTCCATTGCTCCAATCGAAATCGAGGGAATCAAGGTAAAGCAAACCGACTTTGGAAAGTACGGTGCCTTTCTGAGCAGTGAGCTTTTCAATCGAATCTCCCACAAGGAACTTCACGTTCTTCGTTTGCTCTTTGGCAATATCAACTGCCTTCGGATTCAGGTCGATCGAAAGCGCTTTCGCACCATCAACTTCGCCGACGAGCCAATCCCAGATCAGAGTGCTTTGTCCGTCGCCTTGCCAATTCCCTCGGGTGCGCGCGGTTCCTGTTTCGATGATTTGAGTCAGTCCAAGAGCCGCGACCGTCTCGAAGTGTTCGACCATCTTCAAGAAAGTATCGCGCCGATAAGAAAGAGCGTATGCCCAGGGTTGCGATAAGAATTTTTCAGCGAGCGTCATTGTTTTCCTCCCGAAGTTTTCTGAAGAACTGCGCGACCTCAGTTGGGTTCGGCAGCAGGCGCTCCATGAGTCCTGCGGGCAATTCTTCTGCTTTTACTTCGCCGTCTTGAACGGGCGAATGATCCATGTGATTCCAAACTCCATCGAGCCCGAAGTTTTTGGTTTTGTATCCGAACTGACCTCGACGCCAATGAGTGATGTAGTCAGGGTGCTTGCAGCTTGCGACGAACCCAATGAAGGCATCACCTGCGGCCGCAATGTGAATGGGCGCAGAGTCGTTGGAGAATAGAAAATGGGAGTTTTTGAGAAGCCCGATCAAGTCTCGCATTGAGAGTTGATTTCTAAGGTCGATGGAACCTTCTGGTGTGACATCAACGAAGCCGACGTTTCCGCTTCCGACTTCAAACCCTTCTTTCCCGATAAGTACCGTTTGGAATCCCTCGCGCTGGAACGCGTGGACTTGCTCATCCCAATAGGATTTTGGAAAGGTCTTTGACGGCCAGTGCTTTCCGGCGTGAATCACCAACGCCTTTTTCCCGAGTTCTAAAACGCGACCCACGGCGGGATTTTCAATCGGATGATCCGGCAATTGAATTTCCTTATCTGCATTCGGAAGTTGGCATCGGAACATGCAGATGGAAGGAAAATCGACGCAATGAGAGATCATGTGCGAGACGAATTCCCAAAGGAGATGGCTCGGGTCCACGATGCTCTGGAAGACCATATAATTTTCCTGAACCGGATTCACTTTGCGGGTATCGAACACCTCTTTGAATTGAAGGTGCGTGAAAAGATCCGGTTGCCTGCTCGCAAGCGAGATTTCACATTTTGGGAACGCTTTCAGCGCGTACCGAATTGAAGGCTCGGCGCAAACTTGATCTCCAAGTCCGCCCCAGGTGTTTATAAGGAATTTCCTTTCGACCTTTCGATCGAAGGCTTCTTTGACGTTGAATGAAGGAACCATCCTCGCAGGGAGGACGACTCGTGGAGGTGCTTTTGTGTCCATGCGGTTTTGAGTTGATATTCCGACACCGCATGGACTCTTTCACCGCTTCATTTTCGACATGTCGAACGCTCGACACTCAAATGTCGTATTCGACTTCCACCCAATCGGCATACGGATTGGTGCCGAGTTGCGTATCTCCGACTCTCGGGAATCCCGTCGTCACAACGACGGCGTATGAACTTCCGGGAGTGACCTGAATGTCGGTTGTTTCTGTTTCGAGACCTTCTTTGAAAAAGAGGCTGTTGCGAACAGGAACCGGCGAGCTAAGGTTCGCAGGGAATCCAGCCGTATTGCTGAACAACGTGGAGCCCCAAGTCCAGAGAGATCCATCTGTGGAGCGTGCGAGCAATCCGCCCGCATGGTCAACGACCCAATCCCACTTCCTGCCACCGGCGACAATGGTCGGCGTGGACCGGAAGACGAAAGAGTTGTCGTGGATACCAATTCCAAGCGCGCCGAGCGAGTTGTCTCCCCACGCCCACATGTCTCCGTTTTCTTCGATCACCCAATGGCGAGTGGCATTGTTGAACGAGATGAACTTGAATTTCTTTCCGGGCATAATGATGACCGGAGTTGAAGACCCTTGTGGCAGACCATTTCCGCAAGAGGACTGGAAGAAAATTCCATCCCACCCCCAACACCAGAGCGTTCCATCCTCTGCAAGCATCTTTCGAGCTTGAGTAGATCCAAAGCCCAGAGCTACGGAACCGACGCCAGCCAGAGGAGCGACCTTTTTTATTTTTCCATAATCGGTCACCAGAGTTGGAGTGCTGTAAGACTTGTAGTTGACCGTGATGAAAGGCGTCGATGCAGTGATGACCGCTTCCGAAGCGTCATTGAAGAATGGACCGCCTTGACCCCAGACATAGAGATCGTTCGTCTCCGAAATTCCCCAGACTCCGGGACCGGGAATAACTTCGCGGAACTTGATCCCGCCCGAGATGGCAACGGGCGAGCTTACGGCCGCAATAGTGAGTCCCGCTCCGAGTTGGCCTGTGATATTTGATCCGAAAAAATCGGCATTATTTCCCCACGACCACCAGTCACCATTGATGTCCTGACCAAAGGAAAGTGCTCCGGTCGTCATGGCTTTGCGCCACTTTTTCGCTCCAATGGTGAGCGTTGGCGTGCTCACCATCGTTGGCGTGTTGAACCCAGCGCCGAGACATCCGAAGTTATTGAACCCCCACATGTAAAGGTCGCCGCTGAATGTAATCCCCCAAGGGATACGGGCTTCGCGCCACTTCAGACCTCCGGCCACCAGAACGGGAGAGCTGAAAGCTGCCGTGGTCGTATTGTTCCCAATCGATCCGCCTTGATTCGGTCCCCAGGTGTAGAGATCGCCGTCGAGAGTGATCCCGGCTGGGTTAGCGATTCCAGCCGCTTGTCTTCTCCATTTTCTGCCGCCAGAAACAAGTTGAGGGATGGACTGGTTTACTTGGCTGTTGTCACCAATGGCACCCGTCACGCTGAAGTTCACGTTGGAGCCCCAGCCATACATGTTGTTGTCGAAGTCGATGAAGTGAACGAAGCCCATGCCGCTTGCGAAGTCGGCCATGTTGTCATAGCCCCAAAACTTTAGGAGGCTATGAACAAAAACTTTCCTCGCGCGAATGTTCTTTACGCCCGCTGGCACTACCAGGGTTCCATTTGTCTTGAAGATTTTCTTTACCTTTGCCATCGGTGGCTCTCCTTATTCAAAAAAGTAGTTTGTTCCGTCAGCAGCAACTTGCTTTTGCCCAAAGGCCGCTTCCAAAATAAAATTTGCAGCGATTCTTTCGAGCAGTTCCGATCCATTTCTCTGGATCGTGATCGCGTTGACATCAGCATTTCCAAGGTGATCTTTGATCCGAACTCGGAATCCTTTTCTCGGAGGAGGAAGAATCAAAGTCTTCGGTGTGGCGGACACATCCACGTTGAGGGTCATGCCGTTGTGAGCTTCGGTGATCTGAAATGGCGTTGTCGTAACCAGAAGATTTGATTGCTGACCGCCACTCACGATCGTTCCGGCAGTTCCTTTATTGACCCGATACAGATTTCGGTCAGAGCCGGTATTTGCGAACGTCGCGGCTGCGGTCTGCTGAAGGTCGAAAATATTATCGAAGCCTGAGATCGAAATATTTCCGTCAATCGTTAGGTCACGCAGAGCATTTTTATTTCCGCTGATGGTCAAGACGCCTTGGATGATCGACTTGGCACCCAAGCCGAGGAATACAATTCCGTTATTAGAGTTCATGTTGAGGTTTCCAACGACCGTCACGTCCAGAACGCGAACGACACCGCCGCCGGCGGCCGCCGCAGCATCGTAAGCATCTTGAGGATCGTCGTAATCCGCGTCTCCCGACGTGACCTGCGCCGATGTTCCCAGCGTAGCCACGACCTTCTCGGGGTTTTTGTCCGTAAGGTCTTCAAAGTATTTCAGCCATTTGCTCAGCGAGTAGAGAATCCAATTCTCTTGCTGAGCAGGAAGCGGCTCATTGGGTGACCAGCCTTGTGTTTTTTTCGAGCCGGATGGCTCTGAAATTTTGTCGGGATCTCCAGAAGGAACCCAATCAAGTCTTGCAACGGTAGGTTTTGGAATCGCCATAGTTCACTCTCCTCAGTAAAGATCCGCCAGAAGGCCGCCGACGCCTGGGTCGTTCACGTCCCCAAAGCCTGCGCCTCCGCTGAAAATAAATGGATTTGTCTCGTCAAATTGACCGAAGGAATCGAGCGACACTCCGGCAGGCAAAAACTTCTTGAGCTGCGCTCGGATTTTCGCTCGATTCGGCTCTGGAATAATCGTGGTTGAAAAAATGTCGACGGCAGCCGGATAGACTTCGAGATACCAAATGAATGCCGCACCGATAAAAAACTTCGCCGCTGAAATGATTTCTTCGGGCGTGCCTTGGTTCAGGTTCATGATGATCTGTGCTTTTACGACCAACCTGAAGTCATCGTCGTTTTGACCAATTTCTCTTTCCGCGCCAACGATTCGCCCGATCTTGTCGAGCTGAACCCCGATTGCGGTCTCGATCCATCGTTCAAGCTTTAGTTGCTCGAGCACGTCTTCGATGTCCTGGATGGGAGCAACAATCGCTTCAAGAACGCCCTCGATCTTGGGCTTTCCGCGATACTGTTCGATCAATCTGTTTTTTGCCCGAACGATGTGATCTGAAATGTAGGTTGAACTCATAGGACGTTTACCACCGTGTCGCTGTCTGCAAAGGAAGCGACTTCAAAAGGTTGAATGTCGATGTTGTCATCGACGGCAGGGGCACCAGGCGTATTTGAAACTGGAGAAGTGTCTACGCGAACCCGCACGTCGAGAATTCCCGGAACCGACGCGAGCTGAGCGACGAGCTGCGGGTACACAATCACGTCTCTACCGATTCCCAGAGACGATCCCCACGCCAATAGAAGCTCTTTCACTTTCAGCGCTCCGTTGACCGGGAATGTAGCGACGTCCACCGTGAGATCGAGGCTCGTAAAAATTTGAACTTGCGTTGGGCGACTGAATTGGATCACGCGGGTTACGCCTTGGGAGTCAATGACGTTCTTGCTGATCTGCCCGTAAGTGCGAATGCCTCCGGGCTTCGATTTCCAAATCACATCGGCAATAGCGTCTTCATCACCGCCGTCAACGACACATTCGTAAGATTTTCCAGGGCGTCCGTCGATGTCGGTTACGAGCGTATCGTTTTCAAAAACGAAAGCATCCGTGACGGCTTCCAGGTTTTTTACTTTGGACCGAATTGCCTCGATGGTGGCATTGCCTCCGACCGCAAGAGTTTCCTCTCGGCGCGCCTTGAGTTGGACGTCATTCTCTCGATTTCTGCCAATGACTGTCGCTTCGACGTTGATGGTCCGATTGAGCCCAGAAACCGGAGTGTCGATCACCGTGAGCGTTCCAATAGGCGCATTGACTGGACCCGCGTCTACGGCTTCCAGGTCAACGAGCGCTTGAGGGAGCCCGACCTGAGTTGGCGCGATCGTCACGACGACCGGCACCGCGGAGGCAGTCAAAGAATTTGCACCGAGACCAATGAGCTGCTGGGCCTGAAGGCCGTCGTCATCGTCAAACTCCACAGAAAAGCCGGTTGAAAAGTCGCCGGTTACGACTACGCCGCTCAAATGCGGCAAACCATTCAGCGCGTTTTGCACGTCGAGGGCTGCGGCTCCAAATGGGATAGAAACCGTCGTCTGCGAGCGATGGATCAAGGTGAACGAGCCTGCATCGGGATCGGCGGAAAAGCTCAGGCTTTGAATCGCATTCAACCCAGCGACAAGCGTTGCGGAATTTCTTGTTTTAAATTTCGCGTCTGGATTTCCATTGACCGAAAACTGCGTATTCACCGGGACAGTGGTGCCTACATCACCGAAGAGAAGCTGATTTCTCTGCACGGATTTCGCAGACTCCAGACGCCTGATTCCGCTGAACGCGACCGCATTATCGAGACTCGCACCTTCGGAATCGTCGGGATATTGGGAGTGATAAACGTCTTCAACCTTTTCCCAAATCTCGGATTCGCGTTCAGAGAAAGTGCCGACGATCTGCCCGAAAACTGCTTCCGGCATTAGATTGATCGAGTTGCCGAGCCGCTGGCGAAGGATGTCTTCAATTTCAGGTTTAATGTCGGCAAGTCTTTTAATCTCAAGTCCGGTCGCTGTAAGTCCAAATGCCATTGGTCACCCCCCGAAAGTCTCTGTGAAAAAGTTGATTTCCCCAGAAAAGGACGTGTACTCGAACTCGATGCTGAGACTTCGAGCGGTCTGATCGAAGTTCATCGTGAAGCTCAAAAGCTCGACGACTCCTGGAGTGGTTAAGATGACGTTCTTGATGATTCCGTCGATCTGATTGATGTTTGGATTTTTTACGAGAATGTCCTGGAAGTAAGGAACGCCCACGTCGAGATCGAGGAACCATTCTCCCAAAAATGTGCGCAACCGTTGCTGCAAATGCTGCCTTACGGCGTCGTCGCTTATGGTGAGCTGAAAATCACCGTTTTTTATTTCAAGGTCGCCATCAATACCGATTTTAAGATCGCTCATGTGGACACCTTTACTTTCGTGCTTCCCATCTCATTCACGACGGGAGGTGGAGACGGCGGCGGGCTTGTCACTGAAGGACCGACTGGCGAATCGACATAAGGATGCGTGTGCGTGGATGCCCAGGTGCGAAGCGCTTCGATTTCCTGCTTCACCTTGGATGCGATCGCCACGAACTCGGAAAGCGAATGATCTCCAAGCAAAAGAGAACTACCTTTGATCGAAACGCTGCCATCGGCCTTAATGAAAATTTCAGCGGTATCGTTCACGATCTCGATGGCTTCCGGTTCGGTCACGCTGAACGGGTCTTTGCTTGGGTATAGGCACGGCTTCACGTAGGCATCTGTGAGGTGATGCTTTCTCGGGTCTTCGGGATCGACGATTCCGCCCTTGCTTTTCCAGTTTTCAATGCTTCGTTCGCTGAAGCAGATTTCAACGGAGTCGCCCTCTTTAAGAGGAAGGTGAATTCGCGCCTTACCCGCGCGCGGGTGCGCGACGGGCACGTTGGTCAAAAGCGGAAGCTCTACGATTTGACCATCCGGGTATTTTCTTTTGAGCGCCGGACGGACATCCGCAACTTGCTTTTGAGGATCGTATTTCGCAATCACTCCGGGCATGGAGGTGTGAAGCTGAACGAGACGCTGCTCGATCGCATTCTTAAAAACTTCTTCAAGTTGCGGGGAAAAGTTTGGATCACTCATGTTATTTCAATCCTCGTGAACCAAGCGGTGTCAGCCGTGTCTCCTTCATGGGAAACCTTCTCGACGCGAAACTGACCATTGACGAATTTGCTTTTGATTTCGACGATCCGGCCCGGATTGATTTCCGGTTGGAGTAGACTTACGACTTCTAGCCCCTTGTCTTTTTTGTTGGGGCTTCCGATCAGTCCGGTTTCGGAAGAAAGAAGAAAAGCGGCCTGAGAGGTCGATTTTCCTTTAGGGAGAATTTGGACAGCGCCGTTTTGGATTGACCACTCAAGATCAAGCTTGCCGGTTAAGTAGTTCATGTGGTCGCGCACGGGCCCGGAAAGCGAAAGACCTCCAGGAAATGCCTTTTGCGGAATGTCTTTTTGCTCGCCACGAGCGAGACCCATTGCATTCGTGAGGGTTTGAAAAACGTCGGCGACCGGAGTGCCCTGTTTAAAGCTGACGTCCACTCGGGAGTTCTGGAAGGACTTGAGCCCATCTCCGACTTCAAACGTAGTGACAGAATCAGGGCCGCCAACGCTTGAGATCACGCGCGAAGGATTGCCGCGGAAGATGAGCTTTGGCTCTTTTCCGTATCCCGCAAAAAGCTCGACTACGTTTTTGGGATTTTCAGCCAAGCCGCGTGAGTTGGAGGTCAGGTTGTAGATTCTGATTTCCGCTTTATTGACGGTCGCAGAGCTATCCTTCTCGACCTTGAAACCAATGCGGAAGCCAGGAGCCCCCGGATCGGCGGGATCTTGGGAATAGATACGGCTGGCATAGCTTTGCCCTTTCGCACCCTCCAAGCCGAAGTTCAGAACCGCGAAGCGGTCAAACAGTTCTTGGCTATCCACTGTTGGCCTCCTCGTAATAAAGCAGCACACGGTTTCCGAGATCGGCTTCGGTCGGCGGCAAATCTTGGTTTGATGAATCCACGGCAAAGAAACGTCCCGGAGGTCCGCCCTCAGCGCGGAAACGCGAAGTCAAATCAGCGCCGACTAGAATCGGAATGCCTGAGAGAACGGAGTCGCCTTGCTGATTCTTGATGTCCATTGCCCATCGTTCGCGGCGACGGTTGTAGCGAAATGATAGGCGGTAAGGAGTACCCTCAAGGGTGATCTGAAACTCGTAAGCCGGAATATCTGAACGGATTGGAATTTGGAGGATCAATTTCCACCTCCAAAAAAGTTTCCGATTTTTACCGCGAGGCTTGAGCGCACGTTCGGCGCTGGCGTTGCGGATTGATTTCCGAGGTCCGCCTTTGCGGGAGCCGTGTGTTTGACCGAAGGCTGCACTTTCTTGATGGCGACGGTCTTCGCGGTGACCTTTCGGACTTCCTTGAGCGTTGCTCTGAAATGCAGTTGCTTTCCCGTTTTCTGGTCTCTCGGGAAAGAAAGCGAAAGAATCGCCATGTTTTCGTATTGGGTCAGACCCGTAACGACCGTGACGAGCCTTCGGTTTTTCCAAATCGAGGTCAGCATGTCGTGGGCTACTTTTGCCGGATCGTCTGCCTCCGAAAAAAGTGCGGCTCCAGCGAACGCGCCACCTACTGCACCGGCAGCAGAACCGAATCCTCCGAGTTGAGAGCCCAGAATTGATCCCGCTGCGGAAACAAGCCCTTGCGCTTGGGCACTAAGGTTAAGAGGCGTAGACGAGATCACTCCTTCGATTTCAAGCGAGATATTTTTTGGTCGGATGTGGTCAGAAACGTCCGGCCCATCTTCAACCGCGTGTTCAGTGATGTCGGACTCGTAAGTCGGAACCTCGGTGATTGTCGCGTCTACGAGAAAAAGATCCGCCGCGAAATCCTGGCTTCGGAATTTCGTTCTAACGGGCTCGCCTGTGAGGAGTGATAGGAGTGCCATTAGTAGACCGGAGCTCCTTCCCCAAGATAAGAACTGTTTGCTTTGCGAATGAGTGCGGAGAATCCATCGTCAATTGAGTTCTGGAGCTTCGGTGCTACGGTTGTCGGATCGACGTTCGGACCCACATTAAAAGTCATGTTGGAATCCACGCGCACCGGAGCCTGCACGTTTGAGGTGGAGGTCGTTGGCGAGGACGTGGGAGAAGCGTTTCTGTTGAGAAGATCGTAAGCGCCGGTCGTGTCGAACTGGCCGAGCTTTTCTCCAAGCTTGCCACCCACAAAGCCAATGGCCTTGCCGAGCGCGGAGAATACAGGAGCAAGGAAGTTTCCAACCGCCGTTGCGACCTTCATGACCCATCCAAAGATGATAGAAAGTGCGCTCACCACATCCATGACGGCGGTTTTTACGAGCGAAAATGTGCCGAGAATCGCCTTTCCAAGTACCGGGAAGTTAGCCAAGAACTTCCCAAAATAGCTGTCCCCACCTTGAAAGAACGTGATGATGTCGTCGATCAATAGGCCGACCGCCACAGCAATCGCACCGATGGCAATTGGGATAGCAAGGGCGGCGAGATCCATCGCTGTGAAAGCCGCTACCGCGTTCCATACCGCAAGGACTACTGAACCAATGCCGTAAAGGAGCTTTCCGCCGAGGAAAACGGCGGCGATTGTACCGAGGATCAAGGCAATTTTTTCGAGTCCGCCGAAGGTATCTAGGAATCCGCCAACGGATTCGACGAGCGCAAGCATGGCTTTCCAAACGATCTGAACGAACCTTGCCATTCCGTCGAAGACAAAGCGGATTTTCTCAGCGAGCCTCACGCGGTTTTCGGAAATGAAAGCATTGAACTGTTCGGCGAGTGGTTTGATGACTTTAATGAGGCCGATGCCCAAGATATTTCGGAGTCCTTTGAGGGCGAGCGTGCTCTCCTTTATCGTGTCGTTAAACTCATTGGAGAGCTGAACGTCCACGTCGCTCAAGACGGTTCCGTACTTGTCTGCCATTGCCGCAGCCTTGGCGATTTCAGCGGAACCTTTGTTCAGGAAAGGAATCATGTCGCGGCCAGCGCGACCGAAAAGGTCCATTGCAAGAGCGGATTTCTCCACTCCATCAGGCATCGAGGCGAAGCGATCAGCGATCGCGCCTAAAGCTTGGGTCGTAGTTGGAAGCCTGCCGCCGAACGCGCGCGTATCAAGTCCGACTTTGCGAAGGGCTTTTGCGGCGTCTGCCGAGCCTTCCTTTGCGGAAACGAGCTGTCGAGAAAGCACCCCGAGGCTCTGCTGAAGGCTCTCCATCGAAACGTCGCCCAGGTAGGCAGCGGTCTCGAGCCGTTGCAATGCTCCGACGCTGATTCCAAGTTTCTGAGCGGCTTTGCTGGCTTCTTCGCCAGCGTCTGCGGTGAATTTTGCGAATCCGAAAAGAGTTGCCGATGCAGCAGTGACAGAAAGACCAATGGTCGTCAGTGTGCCTTTCAGACCATCGAGCTTTTCTTCAACTTTTTTTAGCTTGGTATCATCAAAATCCAATCCCAGCTTTGCATACAGTTCTCGGACAATCATTTTCGCCCCTTGGCAGCTCTTTCTTCCGCCTTTCGTTTCGCTTCCTGGTCGAGATCAAGAGCTTCGTTTGCGTCCAAGAGATCGAGGATCGACCAATGCTCCTCAATCTCCCGGAGGGTCGCCATCCCAGAGATGATGACTCTCCAAACCGGCCAGCTCAGGTGCTCTGGGCAACGGAGGCCTCCGCTTTGCTCGCGAGGTTTTGAAGCCCTTGAAGCCCCGCGAGATCGCCTAAAAAATCGCTGTATTGAAAAGCCACCGTTCGCCCAACGAGCTTGAACATGTGACCAATGCGCCCCTGAAAATGGACATCGAAATACTCGCCACCGACTGCGCGGAGCTTTCCGCTTTTCGCGTCAATCACCTGGACCGAATCGAGAATATCTTTGACGAGGGTTTCGACTTCGTTCTCGTCAATGCGAGCGCTCAAAGCGCTGATTGCCTGACCGAGAACCGCGTTTGCGGCAACGTCGTCGTTTTCTTTGAGGGCTTTTCCGGCGCTCAAGAATTTGGCGATGGGTTCGCCCGCGAATTTCACCAGGCGCGAAAAGATTTTCGTTCCGCGCGTGGCTGAGAAGTGCTTCACCTTGTATTTCTCGCCGTCGAGATCAAAGTCCTCTTCAAAACGCATTAATTACCTCCCAAGAAAAGTTGGAGGTTGTCGGTTTCAAAGGTCCATTCGACCTCGCGGACTTCGTTGTCGAAGCCAAGAACCGGCAACTTCTTCACGTAGGCTTGTTCGCACGCAATCAACGCGCGACCGCTGAGATCCTTGATGAGCACCGGCACGAGACCGCCGTTATTCAACTCGTCGGCGGCCGCAAAGCCGGAAAGGATGTCGTTCGAGTCACTGCTCGAAAGCAGCGTGAACTTGACCGTTCCAGATTTGTTGTTCGACTTAGAGCGAGTGCCTTCGCCGTCGATTCCGACGGTCATCGCGTAAGCATCTTCGGCGCGCTCGGCTTCGATGAAGGTTCCAGGAGCGAAACCCGCGAGAGGTCTCCCTCCCACTGTGGCTACGACTTGGCTTGGATCGTATGTTTTCATTTAAAGTTCCTCCTCGGTTACACTGAGACAAAGCCCTTGACCGTGACTTCGCCGATGGCTCCAGCGAGACGGAATTCAAATTCGATGTCTGGGAAAATGCGGTCATTGCGAAGTTGCGGATCGACTTCGGCAACTTTCTGGGAAGTGACGGTGTATCCGTCTTCGCGCGAGATACCGCCCACACGAATTCCTTCCTCGATTTTTGCCCTGACAATGGCCTCAAGAGAGGTCACTCCGCCGTCGGTATAAGGAACCTTTTCAACGCTCACCAGGAGCGCATAGATTCCTTCCTGAACGCGAGCCGTGAACCAATCCAGGAAACGGGTCACGTCGATCCATTGACCGCTTGCCATCTTTCCTTTTTGGACAATTCCGACTCCACCCACGGTCGTATAGTGGTTGACGTTCTTGCCGTTGAGGTTCGTTTGTTCCGTGCCCGTGAGGACATCCGGCGTGATCCCCGAAAGGCTTGCGTACCTCCATTGTTCGGAGCCCGGATCTGTCGGAAGTTTCCTTCCTGCCCAGGCAGCGTCGGGCCCACTCTCTTCGTCGCCACTCCAGAGAAGGGCTGTTCGATTATAGGTCTTTTGCTTGAGTTGGCTTCCGAGGTCGGTCGTGCTCGCGGTTTTGACTGCGGCATCGTCGCTTGCGGCGATAAAAATCTTCCTCAACGCTTCGATGTAAGAGGCCGCCTGAAGGATCTCGTAGGCTGTTCTGGAGGTGAGAATCAGGCAATACCAGTCGTCGTTGACCTGCTGGATCGCTTGAATGTCCTCAACGACTCCGTGGTTCGGCGTCGTGTGCGCGATAGTAAGGTTTGCCGATGCGCTGACGGCGTTCGCTTCACCCGCGTTGTCGGCGGTCAGAATGAGCGTCGTCGTACCGGAAGCAGTCATCTTGGCGTTCGCATCGCCATTGATGAGGGCGATAAGACCTGCCACGATTTCCGCTGCGGTGGCGTCCGCATCTGAGGTGAACTCGTAGTCAACCCCGTTGATCGAAACGCGATAGAGGGTGCTGTTCTGCACGGTCGGAGTAAGGGTTTCCACCTGGGCGACGGCTGCCGCTCGTTTTCCAATGAGGATTTGCTTCGGCTTCTTTTCCTGAGAAAAGAGGCGCTGCGCCCATTTGTATTCGTCATCGGTCGTTTCAAAATCTTCCGCGACAGCGGGAAGATTCGTGTAAGTCCTGACAAGATCGCCGCCGAAGTCGGCGTTTGGTCCGAGAACCAAAGGAGTACCGAAACCCGCACGGGTGACGGATTTGCTACCCAAGGTAATCTGGACATCGACAATTTGATCTAAGCTCATGGTTTTTTCCTCCTTGTAAGCGTCAGCCGATTTCCGTCTGATCTCCGCTTGTGGTGTTCACAATTCCTGTCTGTTCAATGAATCCGACGTCATCCGTGGTCGCCATGACGCAGCCAAAGTCGATGTCGAATTGAATTCTGTTTTCAAATTTGGTTTCGAGCGGAACGCTTACGTTTTGTGGTGCCGTGTTTGTAAGAATGGAAATCGAATCTGCGGCCAAAGCTTCCAGAGCGGAGGGTTTCGACATCGCGTTGGTGATGACCGCCGAAATTTCCTCGGCGTTGTCTCCGAAAATGTTCACCGAAACAGTGAGCGCGCGCTGCCCTTCAATGGAATAGGTGCCGGGATCAATTTGGCGCATATCATCGTCGCCATATGTCCTCGGTCCAGCGATGACCTTCAAACCCACATACGGAAGTTTCGGGCGTGGCGATCCTTGCTCCATCCAGACGACGCGATCGTTGGGAACGAGCGAAACAACCTGGCTCGAAACGAATCGCCACACGGCTGCTTTGAACTGCGCGACCGTTAAGGCACTCATGGCGAGTCCTCCTGGTCGTTCACTCTTTGGATGAGGGCTTTGAAGTATGGGAGATCCACGTTGCGCCAACGCTCGACAGAGCGGACAAGAAAATCTTCGCCATTTACTTCCACGACATCGGCCTGCCTGAGACCGTCTTCACTGGCTGGAGAGAGCTCTATTTCAGTAAAGAGACTGAACGACTCGCGGTTACGTTCGTTCTCGGGAAGCAAAAGAGAATCTTTCGCGGAAAGCGGTTGCAAAGAACCAAGCACTTGAATGGTCTCCGTCGCGGAAGGCTGATAAATCCCTTCCACATACGCGCCATTTGCGATGGGGCGACGAACAGCATAGGTGCCAGTCGCAAATGATTCGATCATTCGCCACCTCCATTCATTACAACCTCGTGACGAATGGAATTGAGCATTTGCGCGGTGTTTACGAGTGGGACTTCGCCGGTTTTCCCGTCGCGTGTCTTTGCTTTGATCGTGGATTCCTTCAGCGGCGGAGGAATGTGCTCCTTGACGATGCGATCTTTAATCAATGCCACGACAAAAAGGCCGAGACGTCCAAGGGCCTCCCTGACGTTAATCTTTTGAAGCAAAACGGATTTGTTCTGATGGTCGATGAACCCTTGAACTTCGTTGCTGCGGGCTTCAATGGTTCCACGGATGAAGCTGCGCTCTGGAATGTTCTGCTCTGGAGCGCCGTACTCGTGAATCGCGGCAATGCCCGCGACTGTTAGCGGCGAATCCTTGTGAGTGGCCGCGCCGCTATCGCCGATGAAACCAACTTTGACATAGGGCTTAGTGGCAGCCTTTTTCAGTTCTGCCGCTATCTTCTTCCACCCTTTATCTTTGTCGATCACCTTGAACTTTGCCATCGTCAGGTCACCATTGGGGTAACGAGGATCTGACGGCGTAAGCGCAGAAACTCCATTCCGTAAGACGTGGTTGCTAAGAGTGAATCCTCTGCGGAGCCGCCAGAGAAATTTGGCAGAGCATAGCTTCGCTGGAGCTCGCCAACTTTTTCGGAAGTGACGGTGCCAGCGTTGGACGATCCGCCCACGACGCCAGCACCCGCACCCGATCTCTTCAAGAGATGCGCGACAAGATAGGAAACCCCTACGCCATAGCTATTTCCCCAGACTTTTTCCGCGACCGAGAGCTTGGCGACCTCGATAAAAGATTCGATTCGCTGATCGGCAACGGCATTAAATTCTGGGAAGAGAGCTTTGATATTTCCCGCAGTGGCTTCCATGTCGGATCACGCCTCCTGCGTCTGTTCGGGTGTTCCCACCTTGTCCATTTTCAAAATCTGTTCTTCGATGGCGCGCTTGACCTTGAAACGAGTTTCCGTGGTCAACCAGGCTTGAAGAATATCGACCTTGAAGGTTTCCGCGACGATGCCGAGAGCCTTTTTCTCGTTGAAACGAGTCAACGGCTCCAGCTCGCTAAGATCCTCGGCGGGCGCATTGGGATTGATACCCTCGCGGTTGTCACCAAAGGCTTTCGCCTCCATTTTCTGACGTTCTTCCTCGGTCAGAGTGGTAACAGTGCTTTCTGGGTTTTTGGATTTGTCATCGGCCTCGGGTAAAGTCAGCACGCCATTTTTGATGAAGTGCTGAATTTCCTGATCCTTCTTGGCGATCTCCCAGAGTCGCGGGTCAATGTGATTGACTCCTGGAATCAGTTTGATGCCATACGCGAAATGAACATTCGGTCGGTTGTAAACTACGATCATTTTTTCTCCTCAAAGTTTTAAAAACGGAGGAGTGCCGACCTCAAAAATTCGAGTTCCGCGTCTCGCTCCTTTCAGACCGCCAAAAAATGACGGTCTGAGTTTGGTTTAGATTCCGTCGCCGTAAGCCACGCTCATCGGGTAGTAGATGATGACGCCACCGAAAGATTCGAGGCAGTCGATCACGAACTCCAGGTTCCGCTTTTCGACTTCGAGCTGTTCAAAGTCGGATGGAACTTCGAGCGTGAGCGCATCGGGATCACGGCGGTAAGCCATCATCCGGTCAGTGCTGCCAGCTCCCGCTCCCGTAAGCTCGTTCACCCAATCCACGTTCTTGATGAACGGGTTATTCATCAGGAAGTATTTGAGGATCGTGGTGTCCGAGTTGTCCGAGCGCGGAGTGCTTGCGATGTACGTGTATTTGTCCACCGGCAAGAGCAACGTGTCCGGCACCTCAACGCCTTTCGTGTTCGAGACAATGGTGTTTGCAACCAAGTTCAAATCACGAATGATTTGCGCGGGAGTTTTCGCGGACCAGAGTTTCGAGGAGCCCGTGCCATCGTTCGGAATGGTGACCGAACTGATGTTGGGGTTGCTCAAAAATCCGGGAAGACCCGTTCCCGCGTCGCCCGCGAAGGCGTACTTGTTCTCGGCCTGCGCAATGGCGCGCCTTGCGGCGTTTGCTCTGCGCTGGTCGATTTTTTTGTTCGCCATTTTCGAGGCGCGGATCTCTTTGATCGTGTAGCCGTAGGCGGCTCCCAATTCCTTGACCGAAGAGGTGAACTTCTTGCCCTTGATGTCCACGCGAGGAAGATCGTCCGCGTAGTTTGCGATGATCTTCGCCATACCAGCTTGGTCGTACTGGTAATAAGTGATCTCGGTAGCACCGGGATCGGCTTCGGGGTTCAGGGGGAAAAGTCGCCGTGCTTTTAGCTCGGCATACTTTACGTCAAACGTCTTTGATTTGATGAACTCCAACTCACGCTGGAAGAAGGCGCTTTCGTCTGCATCCAAGTGAGGGAGCTGTTCATAAATTTTCTTCATTGCTCATCCGTCCTTTCGTTTAAAAATCCGCTTCTAAAAGCGCGAAGTTGTTTGCCAGCGCGGTCGTTAGGTAACGAGCGCCGTTCACGATTGCGGTCGCATCCGAAACGAGTGCTCCGCTAAAGCTTCCGGGACCGTTGCCTCCAGCGGCGTAACGAACGTAAACGTCCGAGTCTGGATTCACGTTGCCTTCGACCTTCACCCCCGCGCGTCCTTTTTTAAGAACCGGAACTACCGACTTCGCGGGGTACTGTGGGTTTGCGACCGAAGGGTCTTGAGAAAGTGCCTGGGTCGAAATGGACAGACCGAGAACCTTCTTCTTGTTCGTGACATCGGTTTCCGCAGCCGGAAGTTTGCCGGTCAGGTCAGCGGTGTCTCGAACGACGAGCTTCCCGAAAGGCATTGCTGCCGCACAGGGAATGCTCATTTTGTCGGTTAAGCCGCTGTCAGCGAGTTGCCCCTCAACGGCTACGGGGGACATGTTTTGCGAATAACTGGTTTGGCTCATGATTTTTCTCCTTTACGCTTTCGTGGCCGATAGAGGTTTCTGCCATTCCTTCTCGTCTGCCTCGCGGGACTTTCTTCGCGCGGCATCGGGATCGGGCTGAGACTCATCTTTTCGGATGTCGTGGACCGTCACTGCTTTTCCGAAATTGTTATTGAACTCGTCGCGGGCACGAACTTTCTCGGCCACGGAGTCAAAACGGGTTTCGATGTAGACATCCGATTTGCCTTCGAGTTGCGCCGTAGGACTGTCCACCATGATGACGGCGCGCTTGATTTCGGTGTCGCTCATCGAATCAAGCTTTTCGATTTGCTCTTTGGGAAGAACGTGGGTGGCAATTTTCTCCAGACCCATGCGAGCTTTCGCAAGCTCACGGACTTTCTTTTCGTCTGGAGCCGAATCCGTGCGCTTTTTGAGTTCTTCGGTTGCGACATCAAGCTTTGCTTGGGTCGCTTCTTGAGCCTTGGTCAGATCCTCTTTCTCTTTCTGGAGAGTCGTGACCTGTTCCTTGGTTTTGTTGAACTCGTCCATCGTTTCCTTGGACTTATTCAACTCCGCAGAAATGGCCGTTTTCAGTTCGGGACTGACCTGAAACTCCTTTCCATTGATCGTGATGTTTTCCACTTTTGGTTCCTCCTCTGGTTCCTTGTTAATGATTGGTTCTTCTTCGACTTCTTCCGCGTCGAGTTTCATGACTGCATCTTCCGCATCGAGGCGAATTCGCACGTCGCGGCCCGCGCGTCCTTTTTCGACAATTGCTATGTGGTTGTAGCGAATGTTCTTTTGAACGAAGTCGTAGGCTTGACCTTCAAACTCTCCAGGTTCAGCGACCGAATCCGCGTAGTATCCGCAGGAAACTTCGCGCAAACCTGATTTCTCGACGGCGTTGATTGCGCCTTCATCAGCAACGACGAGCGGGATAGAAATTTTGTCTCCATCCTGGCGCGGCTGTTCGACTGCGTAACCGACTTGATATTGTTTTACGTTTTTAGGAGTGAGCATCGCTGGTGGATGCTTGAGAGTGACAGGTGCTCCAGCGAGCGAATCCATTGATTCTTTGCTGAAGACCTCAGCGGCGGGCCGAAATTCACGGATCGTTTTTCCGTCTCCGGTTTTGTAGGTGAATACGCCAGCGCGTGTGACGTAAGCGGGAACGCGCAGAAACCCTTGTGGGGTCCGTTCTGCTGACTCAAAATTTCCGCGATCAAATCGTAGAACTTGTTTGCTCATCTTGCCTCGATGAAATTATTTTTCACCGGAGCAAAGAGCTTTTCACCGCTTCGTTTTCAACATGTCGAGAGTTCGTCAGTCGAGAAGGTCTTCGATGACTGGTTCAGCGTAGCATCGGCATTGAATTGCCATCCCTGGATTTACTGATTCTCCGTCAACAACTGGAGGATCAGCCCAGGAAAAAGTTTCTCCTTCGAGTGCGCGATGACTGTCGCGCTCGCGTTGATCGCCAACTCCGCGCCATCGGTAACGAGTAAGACCCATTTCAGTCTGAGTCATTTCCGTGAGCTGCCCGTTGAGTTTTCCAACTTGATCGCGCGCGATGAGTTCTGCGTTTGATTCCATCGACGCGAAACGATCATCAATAATAGACTCGATTTCTTCAACCCGTTTACCCTGGGTGATCGCGCTTAGGACATTTGACTGGAGCGAAGCGAAGTGCCGATCCGACATCGTTTTGATGAGCTGAACATTTTCTTTCACCTTCATGGAGAGAGCGGCGCGCGTAGCGTTTGAATTGAAGCCAATCGTAAGATCAACCCCATACTTCCCATACTGCTCAAAGAGTCTTCGGGAGTTGGCTCGCGCCACTTGGTCAACCGAAGTGCCCATGCTGTCCGCGATAAATTGCAAATCGGTATCGGTGAACTCTCTCCCCAAGGTCTCTCTGATTCTCGCAATAATGGCGGCAAGGTCGTCCACGGCATCGTCCGTCCGTGTTCTTTTGGGAAGGGCTGATTTTACTTCATAAATGATATTGGCAAGCGCGGGATAGAGAAGTTGTTTCGTCAATTCGTGCGCGCGACGCACATACCGAAGAAGATCCTTCGTGTACTGCCGTTCGGCTGTGTGCGGGAAAATGGGCTTGAGGGGCTTTGGGAGACGCTTTATCTGGCGAGGTTTAGCAAGCTTGCGCGCGCGAATCAGACTCGTTGGACTTGCATCAAATCTTGCTACGCGGCTCATGGAGCCTCGCTGTCGTCGTCTTCCTCATCGTCTTCACCGCTGGTATCCGGCTTGCTGTTTGGACGAGCCTCAAGGTCGATTTCTGTTTCCATCGAATACTTGTCCCCGCCGAATCGTGAAACTGCGACTTCTGCGGGATCAAGGACTCCGCGATCGAGATAGACCGCATCGGCTTGGGCAATTTTCAAGCGGACATCAGCTTCTTCTTTGTCGTCGAGCTGCCACAGTGAATTGAAACTAACGCCAATGGTTTTAGGCGCGTCGGGATTGAGCTTCTTCGTGAGACAAAGCAACTTTGGAGTCAGATATTCTTTGCGTTGAGAATCAACGTAGTCATACCACGAGGTCATGGTCGCATTGCCAGTGGCATTGGAACCGTCAGGGCTTTCACCAAGTAATTTCGTGTGCGGAATATCAGTTTGTGCGACGAGATTTGTTCCAGCAGCTTTCAAGAGCTCTGGCATTCCGGTGACCGTGCGAGATTTGTCTTCGTAGCTTTCCGACTCGTCGATGATGAGGGAGCGAATGACCGATTTGGAGTAATTTGCGAGCTCAACGCGATCCCGAATTTGATCTTCTTTTCCTGCCGACACAAGTTCGGCGAGATTTCGCATTTTGAAAACGCCGACATTGAAGTCTTGAAGGATTGCTGCGGAAGAGTCGTGACTGGTTTGGTAATTGCGGATCACGTTATAAGGGCGCGTGAGGACGGAATCATGCCAGTAGCCATTTTCGATGAAGAGACGGCGTGGCAACTTAGCGCCATAGAAAAGCTCAAGGCGGGAAATATGAATTTGCAGATTGTTCAGGTCAGCGCTTCCGGTCTGAATGACGTTCAGACGAAAAATTGTTGGCAGACGAAACGTCGGCGAAAGCGGATTCATGTCGATGGACGTCGTATCCGCCTGAAGCTCGAACCTATTGAGAACGTGAAGCGCCGTAACCTCTTCGTTCTCCCGCATCGGTTCTTCCATCCCGACGGTGCCCTTGCTGAAGTAAACGATCGCAGAGCCTCCGTATTGACGGGCCTGTTTCCA